CAAGGTGTGGGCTTAGTAGGATCTGCGGTTAAAAAGTTTATAAGTGGTGACTTTGCCGGTGCCTGGGATGATGCAAAAAAATCCGTTACCGAATTTGGTACAAGATATGAGGCTGCAAACGAAAGGTTTATTGCTGGCGCTAAAGAATTAACCGATGCAGAAAAAGCCGAGCAAGAAACAAGATTAGCTAATCAAAAAGCTGCAAATGAAAAAGCTGAAGCATTAAGAAAAGCGGCTGAAGAAAAAAGGCAAAAGGAAATACTTGATAAGCAAAAGTGGGATTTAGAGAGAAAGGAATATCAATTAGGAATTGACAAAGAGGAAAAGGAATATGGCGAGCAATTAATAGCAGACGCAGCAAAGGCAGACGCAGAAAGGGAAGCAAAAGCAACTAAGGATAGAGAAGAGGCTTTGAAATATAGGACTCAATTAGTTATTGATAATTACAATAGAGAAAAAAGTTTAAAAGAATTAGATAAATTAAACGATGATAAAATAGCAAAAGCTAAGCTTGATAATTTAAACGCTATTGGAAATGCAACGGAGGCCTTAGGTGCTATTATTGGCCAACAAACTACGGCCGGCAAAGCGCTAGGAATTGCAACTGCTTTAATAAATACTTATATTGGTGCGTCCGAAGTTATAAGAGCAAAGTCCGTATTGCCGGAACCATTCGGCACAATACAAAAAATTGCATCGGTTGCCGGTATTATTGCAACGGGTATTCAATCCGTTAAGTCTATTATGGGCGTAAAGGTGCCAAGTGTTAAAGGATCAAGCGGCGGCGCAAGCGGTGGCTCTACGCCTAGTATTCCGTCAATGAATGTAAGCGCACCTTTAATGGCGCAAGCAAGCACAACTACTTTAAATCAAGCACAAGTTAATCAAATAGGCAACGTGGCAGCCAGGGCCTTTGTAGTTGAAAGCGACGTGAGTGGTAACCAAGAACGTATCTTAAGACTTAACCGCGCGGCTAGAATCAATTAAAAGTACATAAACTATAAAAAAGATATTTATTAAGTATGGACTTACCTATTTACGAACTTAAAATACAAGAGGAACTGCAAGACGATGCGGAAGTATCTTTTATTGCACTTGTAGACAAGCCGGCTATTCAGCGTGACTTTGTGGCATTTAGCCAAGATTTTATTGAGCCAGCAAAAGGCGAAGCCAAAGACGCATTTTTACCTAGATGCATAAGCTATGTTATTAATGAAGGCAAAGAAAGTGAACAAGCGGTAGCTATTTGCAATTCAATGTGGGAGCAGCATTTTGCAAATGATAAGCCTAAGCTTAATTTTGCTATCCAGGACGAAGACAAGCATATTATAAGCGGCCCATTAATGCTAGCAGATAAGCCTATTTATAGAAACAATAAGAAATTTGGTGAGCATTTTGTAACCTTTAGCGCAGAAACTATAAAAGATATTGCGATTAAGTTTAGCAAGAAAGGCTACCAAGGCAACGTTAATTTAATGCACGATCAAGACATGCAGCTTGACGGACTTATTATGTTTGAAAGTTTTATTGTAGACAAAGCAAGAGGAATACAACCGATGGCCGGATTTGAAGATGCTAAAGACGGAAGCTGGTTTGGTAGTTTCTATGTAGAAAATGAACAAGCATGGCAGCTAATAAAACAAGGCAAGGTAAAAGGTTTTAGCGTAGAGGGATATTTTGAATACCCTAGCGAAAAAAAGAATCCTACCTATGCAGAACAAAAACTAGCAGAACTAGCAGAATTATTAAAAGTACCTTTAACACATAAATAATATATATAAACATGGAACAAGCACAAAACATTTTAAACAAAGTTTCTATGTTCTTTGCAGAACTTGTAGGAAACGAATCAATGCCAATGCCTAGCGGTGAAACTGCGGCACCGGTTAAAATGATGGAAGCCAAATTAAAAGACGGCACCATTGTTGAAGTAACTGAATTAGCAGTAGGCGGTATTGTAACTATTGAAGGCGTACCGGCTCCAGTTGGCGAGCATATCCTTGAAAGTGGTGAAACTATTGTCTTAGCTGACAACGGAGTTATCATGGAAATTAAGCCAAAGATGGATGATATGCCGGAAGTAGAAAGTCCAGTAGTTGAAGATATGAGCGCAAAATTTGCAGCTTTTGAATCAGCAACAAACGAGAAATTTACTGCATACGAATCTAAGTTTGCTCAATACGAAGCTAAACTAGGTCAAGCAAATAAAGTAATTGAGGGCTTAATGCAAATTAGCAAGATGCTAGTTGAAGCGCCTCAATCAGCACCGGATGCTGGTGTTAAAACAAGCAACGCTTTTGCGGATCAAAAATTAGATGCAAAGAGCGAGTTTGAAAAATTTTCAAAATCAATTTGTTCATAAACTAAAATTATAATAAAATGGCATTATCATTCAGCGGCATAAGCGCATATACTAAACAAGAAATTGCGCCTTTATTAACCGAAGCCGTATTCGCGGCAAAAACGCAGTCTTTATTAAAGGCTGGTGGTATCTTATTACCTAAGACTAAGTCTAGCGTAAAAGTACCTAAGTTAGCTACTAACGCAAACTTTCAAACTGACTCTTGCGGTTGGAACCCTAGTGGTACAACAACTTTAAGTCAAGCTGAAGTTGTAGTAGGTAAAATCAAAATTGAAGAGACAATTTGTCCTAAAGATTTTGAAGCTTACTTTACTCAAGAGGCTTTAAAAGCTGGATCAACTTACGAAGATTTTGGATGGGCAGATTTTCAAACTAAGTTTACCGAGCAAAAAAACAAGATGATCGCTAAGCAATTAGAGGTTGGAATTTGGCAAGGTAATACGTCTAGTGGCAATCCAAACCTTTCTCCATTTGACGGCTTGATTAAGTTAATTGATGCTGGTTCTCCAGTTGACGCTAACGTATCCGGTTATGTATCGGGCGGCCCAATTGCAACAATTACCGCTGCTAACGTAGTGAGTGTATTGAATGCAGTTTACAAAGCTATCCCAGTTGAAATCATTGACGCTGAAGACTTAAAAGTTATGTGTGGTAACGATGTTTATAGATTAGCAGTTTTAGCTTATCAAGCATTGAACCTTTACAACTACAAAGTTGACGGAGATGCAAACCAAACTTTTGTTATTCCAGGAACTAACGTAGAGTTAGTAGCGGTTAACGGATTGAACGGAACTGGTGACATTTACGCAACTACTTTGTCTAATATCGCAATGGCGTTTGACTTAGAAGCTGAAGAGGAAAACTACATGATTTGGTATTCTAAAGATAATAACGAGGTTCGTTATAGAGTAGCATTCAAATTAGGTGTGAACGTAGCTTACACAACTTTATGTGTTAAGTTTAAGTCTGCAATCTAATTAATATATAATCAAGAAAAGGCGGTGAAATAAGCCGCCTTTTTTTTAAACTTTTTTTAACATGCCATGTGTAATAACTAGCGGATATACAATTGATTGCCGCGAAAATATCGGAGGCTTACAAGCCGTTTTTTTAGCCGAGTTTGGTAATATTTCCGGTGTTACCGAGGTAAGCGGTCTAGTTACCGGCATTACTAAAGTAGCTGGTAAAAGATTTTACAAATTTGAGGTGCCACGTGCAACCGCAAATACAAGTTCTAATGCAACTGCGTCCGAGGAAAACGGATCAGTATTTTATACACACCAGGTTGTATTCCCTTTAAACAAAAGAGACTCTACAACTGCTAACATTGTACGTACTTTAGCCAAGAATAAATTAATTGCGGTTACTTTAGATATGGACGGAGTTTATAGAATGTACGGCGAAAACAATGGTCTTTACTTAGCTTCTACGGAATCAACAAGTGGAACTGCGGCTGGTGATCGTAACGGATATAATATTACTTTGACTGGTATTGAAAAAGATGATTTTTTACAAGTGTCTAATGCAGTAGGCTTAGCGCTTGAGACTCCTGGGTAATTCTACCTAATAGTTATTTAATTATGCCCTACCTACATTGCGTGGGTAGGGCATTTTAATTTAAAACAAATGTTACATATATATAAAGGGGTGGATAATAATTTGATATTTACTGGCTTAGAATTGGCGACAATTGCTAACCCTAAATATTTATTTATTTTTACAAGCGCTACCGAAGATAGTGTTATATTTGTAGGAACTAATATAAGCACCGAAGATAGATACCAAAAGGTGTTAGTCTTAAAGGCAGTTTTTGACAATCAAGAGTGTGGTACTTGGCGTTATAGAATCCGTGAGCAAGCAAGTGCTACAAATAAAAAAGAGGCTTTAAGTGGCGCAATAGTAGAAGAGGGCTTTATGTATTTACAAGAGGCCACGGAGTGCGCAGAACCGGTGTACGACGAACAATGTAACGAATTTAAAACCTATTCAAGTGAGTAAAGCATATAACATAATTAACGTCCAATTTGATCAAGCGCAGCAACCTAAATTTGAAGAGAAAAGGGGCCGCAACTATATTGAGTTTGGCGAAAAAAACAATTACCCAACCTATCTAATAGACCTTTACGGCGAAAGTCCTAAGCATGGCGCTATTATTAAAGGCAAGGTTAACTACATTTATGGCAAGGGATTTGAGGACATAACCCAAAAAGCCAACACCCACGGCGAGACCTGGAACCAAATCTTGAAGCGATCTATCTTAGACGATGAATTGCATGGCGGTTTTTACTTACAAATTATTTATAACGCCTTAGGTGTTATTAAAGATGTATTCCATATTGAATTCCAAAAGGTAAGAGCAAGCAAAGACTTAAGTTGTTTTTATGTTAAGAACGACTGGACTCTAAGCGACTTTAAAGAAAAGCCTAGAGAATACCCAGCGTTTAACATTAACAATCCAACGGGTGCGCAGATTTTATATGTAAAGCAGTACAATCCTAAGAGTGACGTATATCCGTTACCTAGTTATTTTCAAGGTCTTAACTATATAGAAAGTGACATTCAAGTAAGTAGACATATTTTAGGTAATGCAAAGCATAACTTTGTCGCTACTAAGTTAATCAATTTTAACAATGGCTTACCTCAAGAGGAAGAGCAAGCCGACGTTGAAATGGATTTAAAAAAGAAATTTACAAACCACGACGGCGACCGCGTAGTAATTGCGTTTAACCCATCAAGAGAAAATGCAGTAGACATTGTTGACCTTGGCGAAACAAGTTTAACAAAAGAGGACTTTACAAACGTCAATAATTTAATACAACAAGAGATATTTAGTTGCCATCAAGTTACAAGCCCTATGTTATTTGGTATTAAAACCGAAGGACAACTAGGAGGCCGTAGCGAAATAAGAGACGCATACCAAATATTCCAAAATACATACGTTAACGAGCGCCAGCAAGAACATGAAGTTACATTTAGTAAGCTTATGAACTTAGCCGGCATTCCTGGTGAGCATACAATTATACCAGTAGAACCATTAAGCTTTGAATTTACCGAGGCTATTATGGCTGCTAATTTGACTAAAGATGAAATAAGAGAATTGATGGGCAAGGATGCTCTAGACACAAGCGTTAAAACACAAGCGCAAATTATCAGCGATAACATTAATTCACTTAGTCCGTTGGTAGCTAATAAGGTTTTAGAAAGTATGACAAGCGATGAAATTAGAAGTTTAGCCGGCTTAGTACCTAAAGATATTACAATAGATGCAAGCGGTAATACGATTGCATCGCAACCAATAGCGGCTGCAAATGAGTCTATTAAAAACTTAACCGGACGCCAGCACCAAAACGTTATGCGTATTGTGCGTCAATTCGGAAGCGGTAAGATTAACAAAGCGCAAGCTAGCTTAATGCTTAAGAATGGTTTTGGATTTACCGAGGACGATGTTAATACGTTCTTAGGTGTGGACGATGATCCAGCAACGGAGCAAGCATTTGCATCAATGCAAGACGAATTATTACTTAATGAGTTTGCAGCGTGTGGCGATAATGTTAACGACTTTGACGTAGTAGAAACGCACGAAGCTAGAAACTACGAAAAGTTTGCGGACGAAGAGATTAACGTTCTTAAAGCAAACGTGCTAGATTTAATTAGCAAAGACAAAAGAGTCACGCCGGAAGTTATGGCCAAGGTACTTAACAAAAGCGTTGAACAAATAGATAATGCTTTAGAGGCGCTAAAGCTTGAGGGGTACTTAGTTCAAACCGGTATGGAAATAAGTATATTAGCCCCAAATTATACACCGGTAGTAAGAAAGTTAACGGAGCCACTTAAAAAGATTCCTGGTGGCGACAAAGCTACTAAGACCGAAGTGCTTTTAAGATATACTTACTATGGGCCGAAGGATGATAAGAATAGACCATTTTGTGCGCGAATGTTACAACTAGCCGAGACTAAGCTTTGGAGCCGTGCCGACATAGAGAACATAAGCGAGCGTTTAGGATATTCGGTTTGGGATCGTAGAGGCGGTTGGTTTACGGAGCCTAACGGCAATCATAGACCATATTGTCGCCATCGTTGGAATGTTAAAATAGTAACTAGAAAAAAATAAGCAATGAGTTTAAACATACTTTTTATAAACGAGACCTTAATTAAAAGCCGCACCGCGATAAGCGACGCTATTGATGGCAAGCAAATAAAGCCCGTTATTAAGTTAGCGCAAGATAAGTATATTATGCCGGCGCTTGGTAGCACCTTCTATAATAGATTACAAGACGGCATTGAAATAGGTGACTTAAGCCAGGACGAAAAGAACTTGCTTGATAACTATATAACGGATGCGCTTTGTTGGTTTACAATTGCTGAAATGGTTATAAGCACTAGCTTTCAATTTTTTAGTAAAGGCGTAATGCAAAAGACTAGCGAAGATAGTAGCAGCCCAACCAAAGGCCAATTAGATTTACTTGAGCGTAAATACATGAGCAACGGGGAATTTTATAAGCAAAGACTTATAGATTATTTAAGAGAAAATTCAACCATGTTTAAAGAGTATCTTACAATCGGTGGCGGTTACGATGTAATTGCACCGCAGATACAAGCTTACACCTCGCCTATTTATTTAGGCCGAGGAAATAACAGACGCAAAGTTAATAACTTGGATTTGCCGTATAATTTTAACGATTATTATGAAAGTACGAAGCTATAAGCGGGAGTTTTTAGACAAAGTAAAACAAAAATTTAATGACCTACAACCAAGTAATAAAGACCATAAAGACGATACTAGATACGCACGCGATGATAAAAAGCGTAAAGAGTGCGACGCCGCGCGAGTGGTTATTCGCGGATAGCCAGCCGGTTTTTCCGGTTGCTTGTTATGCGGTTAACACGGGTAGCTTGAATGTAGGGCGTGAGCAAATCTTTAACTTGACGCTTTGGTTCTTAGATAAGTCCGGAATGGAGCGAGAATTTGAGGACGATGTAACTAGCGATCAGTTGCAGATATGCGCTGACATTATTAGTAAGTTAAGAAACGGCGCGAACAATTGGACTATAAGTGACAATATAACATATAATTTAATAAGCGATAAGTTTGAAGACTATTTGGCCGGTGTTGAGGTTAGCTTTGACATGACAACGTTTTCGGATTTTGATGCTTGTGACATACCATTAAACCCATAAAAAAATGAGTTGCAACAATAGCACTAGCGCGGATTTAAGACCAGCGCAATATAA